CGCGCTCGAGAAGTGCGATCACGATGGTGAGTCCCATGTCGTGATCTACGATGCCAAGACGAATAAGAAGATCGCCGAGACCAAGCCTTCCAAGAAGAGCCTTGAAGCCCACATTGAATCCGTTAAAAAAAACATCGGTTCCTTGCGGGAGCATTGCCTGAAGAAAGGGATTGCCTCCGAAGCGGACTTACAGAAGTCCGACAAGAATCAAGGTGCGCCAAAAGGCAGACTTCGCCCCCATCTGGTTGATCAGTTGGTTAGAGGAACTACAAGCCAATCCGTACTCAATCGCCTTGCGGACGATCCAAAATATTTATTCCATATTCCCTATAACCTAAATGCTGGCCCAGAAGTCCTTCAAAAAATTCACGAAAAGATAAATACCCCAACTGGAAAATATCACCCCGAACTTCACCCCGACTATCATAGTACAGCACAAGACATTGCCGAACACCGTAACGCTCCGCAACATATTGTGGAGGAGTACGCAAACCATAAAAATCCCGACATCAGCAGGGTTGCTCAAAAACATCTGGAAAATCGAAAAAAACTGAGCCCTGAAAACTATCAAAGGATATGGAAAAATAAATGGAATCCATTCCCAGTTTTTGACGAAATGCTAAATGATCATACCACTCCATCGGGTGACCTTGACTGGATTTCGGACAAGTACCCTTTCGACGACAAGTACCAGCATCGGGTTGCGAACCATCCCAATGCCTCCTCAGAGACCCTCCAGCGAATTGCCAAAGCCCCGATTGCCCGCGATATTCAGCAAAGAGCAAAAGACATCTTGCGTATCCGCCATGGGATTGGAAAATCCGAGTCCTTTGAACTCCTCCGCAAGGACGAAGCTCCAAGCTACGACCCCAAGAACCAAGTCCATGTCGCCCTTGGCACAAACAAGCTCCGTGAACTTCGAGACCACATCAACAATGTCCATGGGGGTGTTGCCAACAAGAACGCCCTGAAGCAACAAGGCTACGACCCACAAGCCCTGAATATCAACCACTTACTTGATAGCAAAGGTCAGCTTTCAGCCGATCGTGTCCATCAGCACATTCAGTCCCAGCCCAAGCTCCAATACAATGTCGGCCATACCGAGTACGGCGATTTCGATGAGCATGGCTTTCAGCCAGACGAAGACGAATGGCACAGAAGAAGAGATGAAGCCGAAAATGAATACAGGGATGAGGCACACGAAGATGCTCACAGGTGGGGATACGACGAAAACATTTCTCCCTCCGATTTCATGGATGAAGACGCAGTCCTTGAACATTACAATAAAACACACCCAGAACTCCCCGAAGATCACGAAGTAGATACAGATGAGCTGTACGACCATGCAATGGAGCATGATTTACATCTCGACAATGATAAGTATTTCCCAAGATACCAAGAAGCTCTTGATGATGCTCTTAGTGAAGCTACTCAAGGCTATGTAGACGACAAGATGAATGAGTGGGAACAAGACAACCCCCACCCTGACCAAATTAACCCCAAAGCATATAAGGATGCTTTGGACGACCAGCAACATACCCCAGAGCAATCTCAAGTATTCCAATTGAAGGCCACCCCAGAGCATCGCAAGGCAATGGAGGACGCTGGTGTTCATAGAACTTTTGACAATGTGATGGAAGCCTCAAGGTACTCAGGTCACCCCACAGACGAACATACCCTTGGCTGGGTGCGCTACACCAAAGGCGACGATGGTATTCACATCGATGAGGTGCAATCCGACTTTGGCCAGAATCTTGTGAAGCAAGCAAAAAAGCAAGCCCAAGACGCTGTAGCTAATGGCCAAATCACCCAAGATCAAGCCAACATCGCTCTGAACAGAGCGGGTGAAAAGTATCCACAGCACCATCTTGAGAAGATCCAGAGCATTCTTTTTGGAGATAAAAATCCCAACCAAGTGATCCACGAAGCCTTCCTTCAAAATTTGAGGGATACGGGCCATGCTGGTAAAAATGTTCATATCTGGAATGAAGTTCCTAAAGGGAACATCTCGCTTCAAAACAAGCCCGAGGGTGTTGTTACCTATGATTCCGTTGACAATTACAGGCACAATAAACTTGTTGGTCGAAATATGGATCACTGGGGCGTTGCGGGAAAACATGTCGAAAACTTTCTAGCTCAGAATAATATCCAAGCAGGCGATGATCTAGTAGAACACAAAAAGAAGAACAGTCCGTACAGCAACATTGCGGTCAAGTATTCGGATCCTTCTGTTATCCCATCCCACATGAGATCGACCTATGGGCAACAACCTCCAAAGCTCGGGTACAAGCCTTCTACCTATGGACAACTGAAGACCCAGCACAACCCTAATCTTAAAGGTAAGGCAACTTGGGAGCAGACCCTCCGCAAAGCATCTGATGTTACACGGCTAAGTACAAATATCGGTAAAGACTTCCGCTACAATTACAAGCCCTTCCACGAAATGCACCCAGACGATCAAAGGCTTGCCCAAAAATTCTTTCAAGGAAAAGACATCGGCTCGTACCAATATCCCCACAATGTGATCACTGGAAGGCTAGTCCACTCTACCCGCTGGAAGATGCCAGTAGGCAAGTCCGAAGAGATCCGCATGCCCAAAGAGCAGTTCCTGAAGGAGCATAAAAAACTCCTCGATGTCCTGCGCCACCCTACTAAGCGCAAGCTCCAAGCAGAGATCAAAGAGCAGTCGGGTGAATTGAAAGAGATGAAGAAGGGGCTCTCCCCTGACGAGATTCACAATCAGGGCTATCGCTTCAAGCTCTTTGAGGGTGGCAGACGGTTTGGCGACACTGGCGCAGGGGTCATTGCTTATCACAAGGGTAAGAAGATCGGTCACCTTGCCTTCTCAAATCGATCCTTTGGAAGCCCACATTCCGAGACCGACCCATCCGATCCACGCTGGCAGAGGACAGGGTACTTCGGCGTACACAACTCCGAGATCGCCCCCGAGCATCGTGGCAAGGGTATCTATCAGCACATGCTGAACCTTGCCAACACCCACGCCAAGTCAAAGGGCGGTAAGGGACTCATGAGCGAAGGCTACCAACGCTCTCCTGATGCAACTAGAGCATGGGATAAGGTTGCAAGCCACGCCAACCCCTTCACCAACAACGCCAAGGTCAGCAGGAAACTGACCGCCAAGGATTCCGACTACTTCATGAAGGCCGAGCCTCTCAAAAAGACTCGCCCAAAGATGAGGTTTCCTCATTTTAAGACCGATCCTAGAGCCGAGCAGAATGTCCAGCTCCTAACCACGGGTCGTCAAAAGGATATTTTTGGCAGGAAAGTTTCAGCCGCAGAGGTCTCCCCTCAATACGAGGCGTATGTTCGTCACAACAATCCTCGAGCGAGCGAGAAAGCCATCCAAGAACACCTTACGCAACAAAGAAAAAAAGTTCAAAGCGCAGCCTCTGGAGCCTTTGACCGCACTCGTCTCGGGGTCAATTACGAAGTTGGCCACCCAGCATATATGCCTCAACGATCCTATCAGTCAGCTTTAGGGGGAGCCCTTCGTTCCAAGTTTGAGGATTTCGATGAGAGCTACGCCAATAAAATGGTGGAACACAACAAGAAAAGGAATGAAGCTCTGATTGCATATAACGCCAAAGTTGATACCCACAATAAAAAGTGGCGTGAAATTCGGGACAAAGTAAGAAGTTTTCCTTGGGGGTCACAAGAGCGCGATCAGGCAAATAGAGAGCTTGAGGAACACCAAAAGAATGCTCCAAAATTCAAAGCCCCAAGAGCCCCTTCCAAGGCTCGCATCAAGACTGAAAAACTAACCGCTCCGCAACAGAAACTCCGTGGACAGACTGTCGAATCAACGATTGAGCATGAGGCTCTTCACGGTATCTTCGACAAGATCGGTCAAAAGTATGGCCCAGCGGTGGCACTCAAGGCTCGAAACCATGTACTCGGAGCCTTTGATCAAGATGTCCTTGGGCATATTTCAGACTTCATTCAGGGAGTTGGATACAAGGCCAAGTCTTCACATTTCAACGAGGAGCTTTTGACCCATGCTAGAGACCTTTTGGTAAACCCTCAAAAGAGAAAGCATTTCCGTGAATCGATCGCGAGAAAATTCAAAGACAATCCTCTTCAAGGGGATAAGGTCTATCACACAACAATCGCCAAGCTCAAAAAGCAATGGCGGGAAGCCTACAACCGCTCCCAAAGCCTGAAGCCAGAAGACCTAAGCGGTCTGTAATCAATAGCTGAACAGCTTGTAATTATTCAGGAAAAGGGAAAATGGTAATCTTAGGATGAGGACTATGGATAACGATAAGCCAAATATGTACTCGATTTACCCCGATTTGCCCTATTACGAAATGTACCAATCGTTTGGTGACGAAGGGGACAACTATACCCTTTACACCGACAAGATCCCGAACGCCAAATCACGCTACGGAACCTATCATGATCAAATGGCTCCCGAAGCGGAAACCGAGCTTGAGGCGATCGAACACCATATTCAAGAATTGACTGGACTCGTCAACTACTCTGGCAAGTCGCCCGAATGGGTAAAGAAAAGAGTATCGAAAGCGGCCTCCCTTATCAGCGAGGTGGCAAACTATCTCCATGGAGAAGTTGGAGAAGCACAGGATATGCACATGAGCGAATACCTTTTGAGATCAGAAGAACAAGATTTTGAGTCACTCGAGAAGTCTGCCCAGTATAAGCAGATGCTCGGAGGCAACATCGAGCCCCACCGCGAGGCTTACGATACGGCCAAAAAGATGCCCAACTCCAATTGGGGTACTTGGGTTATCAGGAACTACAGGGCAAATCCTGAGAAGTTCCATGAGATCAAACACGAGCTTGAGCATTTTGCTGGCTCTCAGCACATTCCCGAAGTTTCCCAAGTCCGCTTTGATAAAGGCCACAGTTTTGAATCTGGACTAGACCACCTCAAATCCGCTGAAAAAGCGTACAATGATCGAATTGGCCAGAAAACCAACCTCGTTGTGCCTACCTCTGATACTAAAAAAATCCTTGATGTTGGTAACGGTATGGCTTGGTATTCTCTTGGCAAGGGGTCTTGCTCTGCGGAAGGAAAGGCTATGGGCCATTGCGGGAATGTCCCAAGCGAAGCCCCATACCATGAAGTTCTTTCGTTGAGATCCGCCCACAAGATGGGTGGTAAGACTTACCACGAGCCTCATTTAACTTTTATTAACGATAAGGAAAACAATGTTTTAGGTGAAATGAAGGGTCGAGCAAACGAAAAGCCAAACCCTCGCTACCACGAAGCAATCTCCCACCTTCTCGCTCAAGGGTATGTCCCAATGGGTGGAGGCTATGCTCACGAGAACAACTTCCATATCGATGACCTGAGCCCTGAACACAGAGCCCATGTCCTAAAAAACAACCCAGAAGCGTTTGCGATGTCTTCTGACCCAGAGCTGTCCGCCCAAGCACTTGAAAAGCTCCTATGAAATATGAAGGTCTCTTAACACTACTGCTTAAAGGGGAAGAAATGTTCCACGGGGAACATTTTGCCAAAGCCGAGCCCCCAAAAAGCAGGTTGAGGGAGGAACATTTCGATACTATTGCCCAAAAACCCAATCTTCATCCATCCATTCAAAAAAAGTTGGCCTCTAATCCCTCGGCAAAGGTGGCATATCGCCTTATACATAGTCAAAAAAACCTACACTGGGACGCAATCAAAAATCTGGTAAACCATCCTGATTCTGATGTGCCCCTATTACTTGCTCGTAGAGCTAGCACGAACCCGCAAATTGCAGATATCATGAAGGATCATCCTCATCCCGATGTTCATCAAATATTTCTGCAAATACCAAATATCAGCTCCGCTCAAAAAGAACGAATCAACAACCCAACCCCTGAGCTTGAGGCGAAGTGGGCGAGCTACCCCAATTACAGCAATTGGGCGGAAAACAAATTAAAAGAAAATAATTTACCACTACACCTACAACACGCCTTTGCGGACAATATATATACCTCCATTGCTGGCGGACTTGCCAGAAAAAAAGGGTTAGACCCTAGCGTTCGTCAAAAACTCGTAAATCATAAAGCCCGCTGGGTTCAGCAAAAAATTGCGGGCAATCCTGATCTCACAGAAGAAGAGCAACACAAATTGCTTGACCGTGACTCTCCAGATGGAGATGTCGCCATAAGCCTATCTGATAACGAAAATCTTTACCCTAGTGTTTTTGAGCGACTGATACCCCATCATCATTGGGCGGTATGGCAAAACCTAAGAGACAATTATAGCCCTCAGATTACAAGAGAGCATCACAGAAAGCTCAGGGACTTTATGGCAATGAAAAAGTCCGAAGCAGAACCCCCAAGCAAGGTCAGGGATTCGATGAAAAGAAACCCTTCCTATAAGCCCATGAGTAAGTTCGAGCCCCTCTACAAAGCCGAACCCCCCAAACGCAGGTTGAGGGACGAACACCTACACATGATTGTTGAAGAGGGGAACCCCCCTTTGAGTCTCCAAGAGGATTTTGCATATAGCACAAAACCCTATCTTCGCAATTTGGTTGCCAAAAGCCCTAACCTTCACCCTAGCCTACATGAAAAACTGGCAAACGATGGGGATGATGAAGTCCGCATGACTACGGCAAAGAATCCGAATCTCGACCCGAGCATTCACGAGAAGCTCGTAAACGACAAAAATATCTACATCCGCTATTCAATTGCCCAAAATCCTAACCTTCACCTAAGCATTCAGGAAAAACTGGCAAACGACAAAAATTTATGGGTTCGGCACGAACTCGCTGGAAATCCCAACCTTCATCCGAGTCTTCACGAGAAACTAGCGGACGACAAAAATTGGGAGGTTCGTGCTAACATGGCTCTTCATCCCAACCTTCACCCAAGCGTCCATGAAAAACTATTGAACGACAAAGACCCCGAAGTTCAGGAGAGCATGCGTATCAACCTGAAACGAAGAGCATTGAAAAAGTCTGAGCCCCTCTACAAGACTGAAGAGAAAAAAGGAAGACTTAGAGCCCATCATCTGGAAGCCGTTGCGGACACCCTAGAGCGATATGCGGAGAACACACCAGCATTGCTCTCTTTACAAAGACGACTGTATAATCAACTTGATAAGTTGCAACATACTGACAGTGGCAGCCGAGCTATGAACAACCTCTTGTCGAACCCAAGCCTTCACCCTGACTTGCAGAGAGAGATTTTCGATCGCCACAACCCTGAAAAAGAGATCAGTGATCCATCGGCTTACTCGGGGAGGGCGGGTGACTGGCTAAAAATCGCGCACCTTGCGGGCAACAAGTCTCTTGACCCATCCATCCAGAAAGAAATCTCAGATTTTCATACCATACCAACCTCTTTTGTTGCAAACCAATCTCTGTCGCTATCTACCCAGCGGAAGCTCTTCAACAAGATAAGCCCAGCCCAAGCTGGAACAATGGCTTTGAACGGCAATCTTCATCCTGAGATGCAGGAAAAGTTTGCTAACCATTCAAATACCTCCTTGAGGGAAAAACTCGCTGGTAATCCAAGGATTACCGATGAAATTCATCAAAAAATGATGAACGACCCTTGGCATAGCGTCAGGCTTTATGCTTCCTATAACCCCAAAACCAGTCCCGAGGATCGAGAGAAGATCCACCAAGACCACAAAAAAGAGATCGCGAGTAGAATGGGCGGATTACCTACCCCGATCACAGAAAGCCAACTCAATGGTATACTCGATGTGATGCACCGCTCCGCACGAAACCCTCAATACGACTTTTAAGGAAACCGACTATGATTGGAATTTTACCCTCTGAAATTGATACCGTAGAAGAAATTGGAACCCTCGACGATTACCCCGTCAGGCTCGCCCGTACCACGGGTGGTCTCTGGATGGGCGTGGGCAAGAATAAAGGCAAGGAGGAGGTTCTGGCCTCTGGATCCCACCCTGCCATTGTGCGTTACAATATCAAGAAGACTTTCCCCTCGTTTAAGGCTTCCATGATGAAGTCTGAGCATTTCAAGGACGCAGATGTAATCGACCTGACCAAGTCCCTCCCCCAAGACCTTCGAGACCAAAGCTACTCTCTTGTAAAGCTGGTGGACGAAGGCAAGTCAGCTTTTATCGTTTCAAAAAACGAAGTGGAACTGACAAAATACGAAGTAACCCCATCGGAAGGCGCATTCATCATTGAGCCCACGACCAAGAAAGCCCTGACTGGGGCTGAAAGGGCGATCGCCTCCATCATCATTCAAATGGCGACAACCGAAGGTAAGGATGTAATCATCCAGAGGTAAATATGAGTGCCCTTGAAGCCCATGAAAACTTTAACGATGTGATCTATCCCCTCTACTTGAAAGCATCGAACACGAGCGGACTTAAAAAGGTCTGTAAGGAAGTGCAGAAGGAACTCTTACTTCACTGGACATTTCAAAGGATTCTCTGGGCTGAGAGGGTAATGTCCAACAAATTCGAGCAGATAGAAAAGTGTTTGGAGAAATAAATGCCAAAGCGCAAGCCAGTCGGACAACAAGTCCCAACCCTACCGACCGCAGGGGATCTATTCCAAGCGTCATTCGATTTGACGAAAATGGATCAATTCCCCACGGGGCTTGGAGTCCAGCTTACGCACTTTAAGGCCATCCCTTCCCCCCTTGGCCTCAAGGATAGGGGAGATTTTCGTCGCCCAGACACAATCGATACGATTGCATCAAACGGGATGATCTATAAAGCCTCGGGTTGCTTTACGGCTACCTTTGTGAGCAACTCCACCTCTCCTCGATGGGGCGATGCGGGTATCCTTGACGACTCAACCGCCCGCCTGATCCTGCCTCGCTTCTATGACACCTCGACAGGAGTGGCCAATGGCGAAAGAATCTACCCAGCCGTTGGCGATCGCCTTTACATCGCGGACAAAGATGCCGATGTGTATGTCCCTGACTACCACAAGATGGAATACAATGTGGATCAGCCAGACCAAGCTCAGTATCCAATATGCAAGGTTGAGTTTTTGACTGACTCGAGGGGGATAAACTATGTCCAGAATGTGGACTTCAAAGTAAATAAGGACGGCTTGATTGAGTGGATCGCTGGGGGTAAGAACCCGGGCATCGACCCAGAAACTGGCAAAGGACGCATCTACGCCATCCGATACCTATACAAGGCTCACTGGTATATTGCCCAGATCCCCAACGAAGTCAGGATCACCAATGTCACCAAGGATGGGGTTCGTACCCCTGAACGCCTACCCTACCACCTTGTGGTTCAAAGGGAATATGTTTACTTCAACCAAAACAACAGCTCAAAGCCAATCACCCAGACCCAGCCTCGAAGCAATAGGGTTAATGAAGCCCCATCGCAATCTATTACAAATGATGGGTCTGTTCAAGTCAACATGGCAAGCATCGATGAGGAGTAATCCTATTAACAGATTGTTTTCATTGACATTTTTGTAACAAAACAATCTAAGGGTAAGCAATATGAAAAAGACTGAATCGAAACAAATCAAATTTCTCGCAAAAGCTCTGGGTGAAGAGACTCTCGAACGCCTAGTGAAAGCCGACCTTTACAAGATCAAGACTGATACCGTTGCGGGATTGGACGAAATCTTCTACGGCATGAAGATCGTCCCCAACACGATCATGTCGATGCTGAGAAAGGAGCTTCACCCCATGAAAGATGGGGAATCCAAGAAGATCAAGCTCCCAGTCGATCCGATTGCTGTCCTGTCGGTCACCAAGTTTGCAGCAGATGTTTACAGCGGTGAGATCACCGAAGACGGACGGATCATCGCCACATTTAAGTATCGCACGATACCGGGTCTCGGGCTCGTCATCATGTCCACCTTCGAGCTGTACGATGTCTCCGACCTCTCCAAGCCATCTGGACTCGACCCCGAAAAAGAAAAGAAGATCCAAAAAGAGATCGAAGACGCTATCCGTAAGAAGCCCGATCAGGAAAAGAATGACAAAGTTCCCCTCCATGGCGAAAATGTCCATGCAATCCCCCTCAAGGATTTCCTCGATAAGAAAGACAAAGTAAAGAAATCTTATCAGGTAATCAACCTCTCCAAGTCTAGCACCGTCGATTGCCCTGACTGTGGCCAACAACTGATTGGCAACGGCGTATGGTCTAGCTGTGTGTGTCTTGGCCAAGATCGCAATAAGAAGGTTTACCTCAAGAAGTCCGAAGATGGTAACCTGAAGGTTTCCTTCAGCCGTGGATGGCAACCAGAGAACATCGCGCTTGTTCTTGAAGCCCTGCGCGAGAAAAAAAGGTAATATATGCAACGCTCATTTATCGCACTCGACCTTGATAATGCTGGTCAGAAGATCGGCCAAGCAACCCTGATGGATGACCTCTCCGCTCTCCATGACGCATCCCTTCATATCGAAGCTGGGATTCAGAATGCCCGTCATTGGGTGGAAAGCAAGGGCGGTACTGTAATTGACGCAGGTGGGGATGAACTCCGTGCCTTCGGTAGCCCCGAACTCTGTGAAAACCTTGAAGAACTGAAGCATGAGATCGAACTCGCTTCGGGCTTCACCGTGACTATCGGTTGTGGCAATACCTTGTCCCAAGCTGAGAAAGCCCTGATCGCAGGGAAGTTCTCTGGCAAGAACAAGGTGATGAGCTACCCTGAAGCCTCTGAAGAGATCGAACACATCATCTCTAATGCCAAAGAGCAAGGTGAGATGGGTGGAGGCAACCCTAACGAACAAAAAGAATACGACCACTACCTCTCCCACATGGATGAGTCTGGCGAAGGGGAGATGAACCCCGAGAACGAAGACTACTCCGACGAAGACATGGGCGATGAAAGTTCCGATCTGGGCGATGATTTCATGATTCATCACGCAGATGAAGATATGCCCCAAGAAGAGATGTCTGATGAAGACTACTCCGACGAAGACATGGGCGATGAAGACTACTCCGACGAAGACTACGACATGGCCGACTATGGTGACATGGAAGACATGGGCGATGAAGATATGGGCGATTACGGCGATGAGGAAGAGATCGAGCTTCCCGAGTCCGACGAACATGAGGAAGAAGAAGACGATGTCGGAAAAGCCGACATCGATGAGTCTGCCCCAGTCGCTGGCGAAGACCCCACTACAAACGCTCAAGACAACCGTGAAGCCGATGCCAAAGAAATTGCTTTGGGCCGTCTCGATGAAAGCCACGACGACCGCATGGAAGACATGGATGACGAGATGCCTGAAGAAACTGATCCTTCTGGCGAATCCGTTGACGGCGAAGGAGAACAGCCAGAAGGCGAAGCCCCCGATTACGCAGAGATGGCTCAAGATGTTGGCCCCGAGAAAAAAGAAGAGTTGAAACAGCGTATCGCCCAGAACCTTGAAATGTTTAAGCAGAACAAGGACTTGATTGATCAAATCAAGGGCTCAAACCCAGAGCTTTACCAGTCCATGATTGGACTTCTCCAGAACCTGATTGAGGCTGCAAAAGGACTCCAAAGCAAGCCCGCCCAGAAGTCTGAGAAGGTGAAGAAGCCTCTCAACAAAGCTGACAAGTCCGACAAGTACAACTACTACATCGTTCACAAGGCGACTGGAGAAATCCACGGCGGTAACGAGTTTAAGTCTGATGCCGTCGATGCTTCCAAAGATCAGCGTGAACCCGCTTCCGCTTACAAGGTAATGCACCACTCCAAGGTTGATCCGAAGGTGAAAGAAGACTTTCATCGTCGCAACAAGATCATGGGGATGATGAACAAAGCTGAGAGCGGTCTCGACGAAGATCACGATAGCCGTATGGCAGGATCACAACTCGATCAAATTACGCACCACATCAAGGAACTTCTTGGAGTGGTTGACTTTGAACACGACGACCTTCCAGACTGGGTTAAATCAAAGATCACCCGAGCTGCAAATGACATTGCTGACACCAGCCACTTTTTGCAACACGAGCTTGGCCATGGCGAACATGAAGACATGATGATGTCTGAAGAAGATGGTGTTCATCCTCACCAAATGAAGGTTCACGCCTATGTTCAAACCACGCATCCTGACGATCCTGAAGGCTCGGAATATGACCCCGAACCACACGACGAGATCGAAGGAAGCCCAGAAGAGATCCACGAACACATCATGCGTCATTATGGCCCCGTAGAAGCCTCTTCCTACCCCCCTCAAGGTGGCAGGGACTGGTACACCACGGTCGATCCACACATTGATATGCACTCTGGCGAGCATAGCCATGCGAGTTTTCATGTGAGCCCCGGCTCCCATCCCGAAGCCGTAGAACACTTCCACCACCTGATGAGCGGTGGGAAGTACAAGCCCATGGGTAAGTCGGAGATGCGTAAGGCTAAGTTTGAAGAGGGCATGAGCGATAAGATGAAGATTTCTAATCGAGATCAGAGAAACATTCGCCAATCAAAAGAAACTATGCACTCTAAACCAACAACCAAACTTGCCCAAGCCTCGGATCGAATTTTGGGAGTTGGATTGCCAAAAAATTCAATGAAGGGCGTAAATCCATCTTTCCCTAAAACCATGCTGACTCAAGATACCAAAAACAGGAATCGAAATATCGGCATGGGTGGAAACTACAAGGAAAGCCACAAACAAGCCCTTGCTGACCTCAAATCTATGCCCAAGCCAGACCTCCCTAAGTCCGAAGAAGGGATGAAGAAAAAGGCGAGCTTTACCAAAATGCACGAGAAGCTGGTGCGTCAGGGTTACTCCAAGGAGCGGGCTGCTAAGATCGCTGGATCCATCAAAGCGAAGTACGGCTTAAAAAAAAAGTCGAAGGATTCAATGAAGGCTTGAAGGGCGTAAAATCCCCAAGCCAACTTCCCGCAAAGCAGACGACAAAGCATGTAGCTCCAAAGCCCCTCCCAGAGGGTGGGGTAAATCCAAGAGGCTATATGAAGTTTAGAGATAAGAACACTGGAAGACTCAAGTATGTTGAGGCTCGAATTGGTATGGCTCTCGATTCAGTGGGCAACCTTACCCACAAGAGGTTCTAATGGGTCACAGGTTTTTCATTGATCTCGATGCGCTGACCAGAGAGCTTGAGAGCTTCAAAGAAGAAATTGAATATGAAGTCAACAGAGCCGCTCAGAACACGGCCCTAGCTACTCACGCCAAGGCAATCGAGCTTGCCGATCAGAAGCTCAATACGACCAAGATGAAGTTCATTAACAATCTCAAGTATGAGGAGATTGCTGAAGGAACTTGGGTCGTAAGTCTTTTGAAGCCCATGGTCTGGCGAGATGAGGGGCTTGATGCCTACGACATGAGGAATACACTTCTCAAGAGCGGGTATAAGACCTCAAAGGATGGTGCAAGATACAAGGCCATCCCTTTTGAACATTCAAAAAATCCGAGTGAGCAGAGTAGCCAAGCTAAGTTCTATACTGATCTGATCAGGAAAGAGCTGAAGAAGCGGAACATCCCCTACAAAAAGATCGAACTCAACCCCAATGGGTCTCCTCGTCTGGGTCGCCTCCACTCTTTTAATATCCCCTCCGAACGCCCTGCCCGTAAATCAGGACAGGTGGTCGCAAGCCATCCAGCTCTTCATGGCGTGACAATCTATCAAAGAGAAGGAGAGGGCGGTAAGGTTAGGCGCGATGTCATGACTTTTAGAACGATCTCAGATAACTCTCCTCCAGAGAAGTGGCATTACCCCGGCCTCGAGGGAGCCCACATCATGGATGAGTGTTTTGAATGGGCCATGGCTACCTTCGATACCGAGATCCTTCCTCAAATTTTTGAGAAATACGGAGTTTGAATGGCAATCTGGGCAGGTGATGTACTAATTAAAAAGGCGATCCAACAAGGGATCGAGGACATGAGGAACAATGTTTGGATCCTCAACGATGTCTTCTCGAACCTTGTGAGCATCCCCATCCTCAACACAGAGTATGGCCAGAAAGAAATCGAGAACGCCAAGGATTGGTTCATCAATAACAATATTGCAACCGTGCTTCGCTATCGTAAGGACGATCAATTCCCTCTGATTACCATTGGGCTTGGCTCCTCGAGTGAAGTCAACGACATGAAAAGCCTTGGGGATCTATCCCCCGAGGTGAACATCCTGATGCCCCTCGACATCGGTAAGCCCATTCCATATATTGTTCGCCCATTCTCACCCCTTGCCTTTGACGCAAGCACATCTGTTTTGACTATTCCGTCTGAAATAAACTTGGGCTCGGTTACCGCAGGAATGATCCTCGTAAACCCCTCAACGGGCGTGGGCTATGTGATTACAAATGTTGGGGCAGGAACCCTTACGCTTGATGTGTCAGGGGTATTCTCTGGATCAAGCTATGGGATTATCCCCCAGTTTCAGTTTTACAAGGCACGAAGGGAGAGATCGTTCTTCCAAGAGTCATACCAGATTGGTTGCCATATCCACGGGGATCCAGCACCCCTCCTCTGGCTCGATGCGATCATAACCTACATCCTCCTCAGATATCGCGAATCCCTTCTCGAGGCTCGGGGGTTCAACCTTAGCTCGTTTAGCCGTGGCGACCTCTCCCCCAACCCAAATTACGGATTGCCTGAGACGGTATACTCTCGTTTCATCAGCCTGACGGGGATGGTCGAAAACTCTTGGCTCAAGACTCCGTACCGAGTGATCGAGTCGGTGAACCTTACCAGTAAGATTACTCCTTCTGGGGGTGTCGCCCCAACTGGCCTAAGTGGTATTTTCATTTCGAGCAATTTGACCAGCCCTGATTACCTGATCAACACAAACCAAAGCTGGCTCACCATCGAGGATCTATGAAGCACCCCAATCTTGACAAGCTCAGTAAGCTATTGTCCAAATCTCGTGTATCCAAAACTAACCCTTTGGCTACCGCTCACGACATGAAGCAACAGCAAGCTCAGGCAAAGCTGGGAATGGCTCCCAAACAGAATCTCCCAAAAGCCCCAAAGCCCATGGGAATGCCAAGTCAGCCAAAAAATCCTGCCCTAAAACAGAGAAAGGTATAAGTAGTTGTTTTTGCTTCTTTTTTTAGCAGGCAACAATCTTACAAACAGCCATGAAGAATGAAAAACTCAAAAAATTATTCGGTAAGGTTCGGGAAAGACTCGAAGGCAAAGAGCCCTCGTACACCCGTATCCACATTTCTTCGCCGTCAAAAGAAGTAGAAGTGCAGAAGTTCCAAGCTCAAAAGGGCTCCAAGGTTCATCACCCTGAGCATGGACATGGCGAAGTAAAAGCCATGCTTCACGGTGGTAAGTACGCTTCCGTAAAGTTTGGCGATGGCGAAGGTTCGCACTATAAGCCTGTAAAGATTGAAGAACTTAAACAAAGCGAAGGTTCAAAATCGAGAACCAAGCTCGGCCAGTTTATGGCCAAGGCTAAGGTCGATGACAGTCTTTCCATCAAAGGAAAGCAAGAAGCTCGTGAAGCTCGCCACTGGCGCACCCCTCACTGGGTATCTGCCGACCCCAAGGCCAAGATCCCTGCTGAAATTCCTCAAGAAAAATATACCAACAAGGAAGGCATCCTCCGTGCCCAGAAACAACGCCACGATGGTATGCCTAAATGGGAACCCAATGATAGCCCAAAAAACAAAGATATTGGGCTCAGTATCTCTGACACAGAACGAGGCGTTCACCACCGTGGTGAGTACCTCGAGGGAGCCAAGTCTACCCATAAGAAGAAGCTCGCCGAGCTAAAGTCAATGCCCAAGCCTAAGCTCCCCAAGTCTGAAATGGGAAAGGCTGAAAAAGACTCAGTCGCGCTTCAAATGCTCCGCGATCTTCTTTCTAAGAAAGAGCTTCGCAAAAAGATGGCAAAGGCTTCCCCAGAAAACATGACTTCTGCCCAGCTTCAAGGGATCAAAGTACCTCAACCCAAAGCTCCCAAGATGACCCAAAAGCCTATTCAAAATCGCCCTCAAATGCCTAAGCCCAAAATGGGTGGGGGCGCAGGCATGAAGATGCCGAAAATGAAGGTAAAATAATATGGCCAGAGTAAAAGAAAAACTGAACACAGAAGAACAAATCAGGGAAAGCATGAAGATCGATCAAGAGGAGTACATCAAGAAGCTCCAAGAAGAAGGCTTCTTCCAAGCTCCCAAGAAAGAAGAAGAGATTCCAGTCCGTATTGCCTTTGCAGATTTTTGGGCAAAACACCAATCTAAGTTTAAGAAGGGGAAGGACTTGGAGGAGATCCTGTGGGCTCATCTACAGGCAATCAAGCATGATAAGCCAGAGCTTTTTGAAGCTGGATTAAAACATTTTGGAATTTTTAAGGAGTAAAATATGGCCCAGCAACTAGCAACCTCATTTGTTGTAACATCCGTCCCCGGTGCGTACAGTCAATACACTGTTCAAAACACATCGCTTGGGATCGCTGCGAACGGGATTGTCGCAATCGTCGGTGAAGCCGATGGTGGCGAATCCTACACCACCGATCTTCCCAAGAATAACGCCTATGGCCCAGACCAGCTCGATGCAATCGTATCGAAGTACACTTCTGGCCAAATTGTTGATGCTTTCCGCGCCCTTACCGCTCCCAGCAATGACACTGGGATCACTGGGGCTCCAAGCCTGATCTATGTGGTCAAGACCAACACTGGAACCAAGGCTTCGGCAACTCTTGCTACCACCTACGGATCTATCTCCCAAAAGGTCGCAGGAGTTATTGGAAACAACACCCAGTACAAGGTAACTGCGGCACAAGCCGAAGTTGCCCCCGTGATCACTGGAGCAACGATCGCAAGTTTCGGCGCAGCTCTTAACGGTGTTAGTTTTACGATCCGCTATAGCGGAAGTGCAGCCGTTGTCATCACCCTCTCGGGAACCCCTGCTAACCACTCAGATATCGCTACTCTCGTGGCCGAAGTGAACGGTCTTTTGACGGCTGCCACTGTGCCTGTAACCGCAAGCGCGGGTGTAACCAACAGACTCGTCCTTACTTACAACTCCGATGCGGCTGCTAACGGCAAGGCATGGGGTAAATCACTCGAATTGTTCGACTCTACCTCTGGTGATCTTGCAAAACTCGGCCTCGTTGCTGGTTTGTACATCTCCTCGGCTGAACCTTCCGTAAACCTTTTGGTATCAAACGCAACCACTGGCGCGAATGAGACCCTCACCGCTTCGGCTGATGTTGTTTTCACCCTTGGGTATGTTGGAACTTCGGCGTTGCTGACTATCGACAACAGCGACATTGCTGTCACAGTCGTGGGTGGATCGGGAGCATCCTTTACAGCTCCCCTGTCCCAATTCACTACCTTGACCGATTTGGCAAGCTGGATCAATGTGAAGACTGGCTTTACTTGCGTTATCCCTCCCGCTGGAAGTCAGTTGTCTCCATCCGCACTTGACAAGGTTACTGCCCTGCCAATCGCATCTAGTGGGACTGGACTTTGCGCTGGTCGAGTAAAGCGTGGTTTGATCAACTTCAAAAACGCTCTCCTCCAAAGCACCACGGTGGACTTCACCGCGACCGCTACTGGCGGATTGCCGATCGTTACTGCAAACTACACCTTCTTTACGGGCGGTGCTAGGGGCGGAACCTCTGGAGCAAATTTTGTGAGTGCGATCGCTACTCTCGAAGGTGTTGCGACCAACTTCGTGGTTCCTCTGTTCAGTCAAGATGCCACTGCGGACATCACTGCTGGCGTGACAGCTCCAAGCTCGACCTACACCATCGCGGCCATCAATACGGCGACCAAGAATCACTGTATCTCGATGTCCACTCCGATCCTGAAGCGTAACCGTCAGGGTGTTCTCTCGTTCAAGGGAACCTTCGCAAATGCGGCTGCGGCCTCTCAGGGCATCGCCAACTACCGTTGCTCGATGGCATTCCAAGATGTCAATCAGATCAACAGTCAGGGCAATGTGGTTCAGTACCAGCCTTGGTACAGCGCATGTGTGGCAGCGGGTATGCAAGCGGCTGGGTTCTACAAGGGAATCACCAACAAGTTCGCGAATGTGATCAGCTATGTTGATCCTTCCGACTTTGACAGTGGATCCCCAAGCGATGTTGAGCAAGCTCTCCTCTCTGGTCTCCTGATCCTTCAGGCTTCGATCGCAGGGAACAAGTGGGTGTCTGACCAGACTACCTACGGATACGACACGAACTTCGTGTACAACAGCCTCCAAGCTGTTTATGCAGCCGATGTTGTCTCCCTTGATCTTGCCCAGAGCTTCCAAAACACTTTCGTTGGTCAATCTCTGGCAGATGTCAGCGCATCCTCGGGTCTCGCTTTCCTCTCCAGCAAGATGGATCAATACTACAAGCTCAAGCTCATCACTGGTAGCAGTGATGCTCCTGCGGGTTACAAGAATGCGAAGGTCAGCATCAGCGGCCCGACCATGTCCGTGAGTGTAGAGATTAAACTTGCTACCACCTTGTACTTCGTTGCGATCCAGTTTGTGGTCTCCGAAGTTCAACAATCGGCAGGCTAATAAAGGGGTAATTTATGGCAAATACTGTATTTCCTAATCAAGTTCCAACGGGAGTCTCCTCAACAGGAGTACCAGCAGGGAGCAACACTCCTCTGAGCAAGGTCATGACAGGCGCACGAGCAATCGTGTCTGTGGATGGCAATGTGGTTGGTCTTTTTGAGGCTTGCTCTTACGGGGCAAACATCTCTACCGAACAGATCCATGTACTGGGCAGGTTTGGTACGGTTGAAGTGACTCCTGTGAGCTACGAAGCGATCAATGTTCAATGCTCTGGGTTCAGGGTAATTGGCGCAGGGGTTCACACCCTTCCCAAGTTCCCGAAGCTCCAAGACCTTTTGAATCTTGGGTCTGTTCAGATCACAATTACTGACCGTCAAACAGGCGCAACGATTATGCAAGTCGATGGATGCGTTCCGACCTCGTACAATACGGGTGTCAACGCACGGGGTACTTCTCGTATCTCCGTAAACTACATCGGCGTAAGAATCAGCGACGAATCTGACGCTGGCGTTGCTCAGGCCGAAACCAATACGGTCAATTTCCCGTAACGCTACGCCGTTTAGGGATCTCAAGGAAGGGCTACCCCTTAAAAAAGGGTGGCCTTTTCTATTTCAACTTGTTGTAATTGTTTGGCTTTTTGTCAAGATATCGATGAGCAACAATCTTTGAATAGTAAACAACTTCCTGAGAATGGTCTCAGGTCGTAAGGTAAGGTAGGGAAATATGCCACAATCTCCATTTGTAGAGAAGAAAAGACTTGCTGTCGCCCCCGTTGCGCTCACTTCTAACGGAACAGCGGGCGGAATCGTAACCATTGCGGACACTTCTCCGTTTTTTGTAAAACAAATCGTCGCCCTGAATGCAGCTGGTTTGACCTCCTTGACTCTGCAAGTCAAAAGGATCCTGTCTCCAACTCAGATGCTTGTCGGCCCGACTCCACAAGACACCATCGCTGGCCCGAACCGCAACAGCATGAAAGTGTATTCGGACATCTCCGCATACACTACTGCTCTTTCAGCCACTATCGGTGCAGACGAGCAAATCCGTCAGCCAATCCTTGAAGAAGAAGTTATTCGAGCAACTTACATGGAAGAGCCCGCCGTTGCTCTCCGTAACTATCTTGTCGATGGCTTTGGTCGTGGGTATGACCAGACAAACCCATTCCCGATCACAGGATCTGTGGGCAAACTTGTCCCGATCGCTTACGACAAAGTCCATGTAAACTACGATGGCCTTGGCAACCCAACCTCCTACGAGTTCTTTCAGGGGCTTACTTTGGTTGGAACCATTACTCTGACTTACGACATCAACTTTAATGTTACTGACTATGTGAGGACTTAATCATGGCAACTAGATACTCCACTGTGGTCAACCCTTTTACGGGTGACCTAGACATGGTTGCCCTGCCCACCCTCGTTCCAGTAAACTATGCCTTGGCAAGTTTGGGGAATACGGGTGCTACGGAAACTGACATCGTAACGGTCAATGTGCCTGCGAACTTTCAGCAATTCAACGCATCTGGCATTGGACAGGTGATCGAAGTAGATGCTGGTGGATCCGTCCTCCAAGCTCTCACGACCAACACCCGACGATTCCGTGTGTATGTTGGTGGTGCTGCCAGTACGCGTGGCCCATTGATTCTCGATACTGGGGCGATAAATGTCTCCGCGAACTCGACTTGGTCTTTGAAGATTCGTGTTTACAACAACACAAATGGGGTTGGGAATGGGAGCCTAAAGGTCGCAGCGGAGCTTTTTTGCCCCGGCTTCACGGCAACAAGCGTTCTCGCATACTCTACCGCATCAACCACCTTGTCATCGGTTTGGTCGATTATTGTCAGCGCACAATCAGGCGGAACCACAGCAAGCAACCAAACCGTTCGAGAGTGGATGAAGGCTTATTACATTGGCACATGATGTCACAATGAAGGTCAATGAATGGCAAACTTCAAACTACTCGCAATTGTAAACCCCTTCACAGGCGATCTGGACATGGTCGCAGTTCCTTTTGGAGCTGGGATTACAACGCTGAATGGCCTTTCAAACCCAACTCAGCTTTTTGCGGTGGGAAGCACTGGGGTTGATTTCAATATCAGCTCATCTGCTGGAACTCACACTTTCAACATCCCAAGCGCATCAAGCACAGCAAGGGGTCTCATTACCACGGGGATCCAATCAATCGCGGGAGTAAAGACTTTCACGAGTGATACCCACTTCAATCTTGGGGCAAACATGGCCTCGGGTTCAGCGGTTGACTTTTTCAACCCAGCCGATACCTTCTCTGTAAGCCTAAAGTCTTCTCCGACATTGGGGGTCAACATTACCTACGAGTTGCCTCCCCCTCCCGCTGCATCAGGGTATATTCTTTCTTCCACCACTGGTGGGGTAATGTCTTGGATTTCTCCGTCCGCAGGAGCCGTAACGAGTGTCTCCAACAGTGATGGTACTCTTACCATAAGCCCTACAACGGGAGCGGTTGTGGCTTCTCGATCAGCAATCACTGGGGATGTCGGAATTCCTGTGGGCTCGAACACTGCGACTTTAGCAAACTCGGGGGTGACGGCTGGAACATACCTTGTGACGGGGGCAACAATTGACTCGAAAGGTCGGGTAACATCGGCGCAGGAAAATTACTATCTAACAATAGTCAACGCCCTGATATTTGGATGACTTTATGAAAATTACATTAGACCCAACACAGTTCGTTTTCACTCCCTCACTGAATAGAATTTCATTCGCAAACATGAGTGGAGCTTTTAAACCAGAAAGGTTGTTAGCAGTAACCAATGTCACGACTGGAAAGCTGATATATGCGGTAGCATCCCAACCTGCTGGATTCGGAGGGACATTTTCAACAGGCACTTTCCCAAATGACAGGCTTACCTACGCATCCTCAAACGCTGGCCAATCCCCAACTGACATCATTGAGTGCTTGTATGATAGCGAAACGCAACCTCAAATTGTATCAGGAAATGTCTCTTCGTACACTTTCGATGGTAATGGAAATATTATTGGGAGCGTTCAAGATCCAGTTTCAGGTAATTACAAACTCCTTACTGCATCTAATACCTACGCGGCGGATGGCACTCCGATTCTTTCAACCGTCGATCCGATGACTGGCGGCGATGGGCTGAACTTTCACTTACAAAGCTCCTCGTATGGTGGACAAGTTGGAAATCCAATCCCAATCCCCAATAATAACAATGCCTTATCGGTAGGTTTTTTAAACAATTCCGTTTTGGTCAGTCCCGCCATGGACCCCGTTACCAACGAACTTTTGGTGAAGACATCGGGTAGCGTTGGGACTCAAGATGTCAATGTTACTCAAGTAGCTGGAATTGCAATTAGCACGAGCCAAGGGATTTCTGACAGTGGAACCATAAGGGTAGCGGCGAATCAATACAGCTCGGTCGGTAACTTGCTTGATTACGGAAACGGCCAAATTAGCTCAATCGGATCGCAGCGCATTTCCCTTGGTGATTATGTTATCACCGGGCCCACTGGCTCACCGTCTGCCGGGCAAAACATGATCACGGGCAACACTTCATCCGTCGATCTTAATGGTTATCGCTATTTTTCCATTCAAATTGTATGCGCCGCCACTGCTGGAAGTTTCATTTTTGAAACCTCGAACGACGACACCAACTGGCAACCCTTGGCGGTTTCTAACCAATCTCTTACTACTGGCGTGATTATCACCTCAGCCATCACCGCCACCGTGTCTTCGTTCATTTATGTTGGCACCATGACTGGGCGATATGTTCGCATTAGAATCATAAACGCTCCTACGGGTGGAACCGTTCAGGCTGTTTGTCGCTTTTCTCAGGTCGCACCACTTGCGAACAATGTCACCATTTCCTCTGGATCTACTAGCACGGTAGCTCCAAACATCGATGTTTTAGGATCTGCTGTAAGCGGCAGCCGATACAATCAAATTGAAATTGATTTTAACACCGTTCCAAGTGCATCGCTGATTACCAACACGACTGCGGGTGGCGGTACTATTACTGCGACCAATGGTCATACTTTATATTCGACATCGGCAGTTACGACCTCCTCAGCCAAAGGTGTTTCGGTAGGCGTTGTACAATACAGAGCCGCCAATGAGATGTATGGCTACTTCTCCGCTGCGTTCACAATCAGCGGTGGAGCGAGACAGGTAAATAGTTATCAGCGCATCGGGATTTACGATACCAACAATGGATTTTTCGTTGGGTATAACGGTGTCAACTTCGGGGTTACTAAAAGAACCGCTGGGGGTGACACTTTTGTAAACAGAACCGCATGGAACGGCGACCTCCTTGACGGTAATCCATCCTCGAAATTCACTCGAAACAATATCCCTGAAGCGATCAATCTTACTTTATCGAACCTATTTCGCATCAGATTTGCATGGCTAGGTTCAGCTTGCATCCTTTTTGATATTTATAGTCCAGACGGAATCTGGGTAAATTACCATACCATCAAGCAGCCAAACATTGACTTCAATCCATCTTTGACGGTGCCAAACCTTCCGATGACAATTGACTGCGCTAAGATTGGAGCCAGTTCGGAAATCTTAACAATAGCCACTGCTTGCTGGGCCGGGGGAACGAGTTCATCCTATAGTCCCATTACGGCAACCCTGACCGATCAGTCCCTTGCCGCACTAAATCGGTCGGTTATTACAGGAGTCACGACTGGCGGAGGGGGCGGCTATGTCAATGTTAAAGTAAATCCGTCGGGAGCCCTAGTAACGGACTCAACTATTAGCGGCACT